GAATCTTCGGCCGCGGCACGCGAGAGGCCCAGCGCCTCGCGCAGCTCATCCTGCAGACGGATGGTCTGTTGGGTCTGCTCGGTGTCGGCGGCGCGCAGATCCTGCTGGCGCTTCTGGAACGCCTCCTCGCCGGCGGCCTGCGCCGCGCCGGAGAGGTTGGGGCTGGTGAGCGCCGCGTTGGCCCCGGCGCCGGCGCCGGGGACGAACTCCTGGTTGGTGACGTTGCGGTAGAACTGCCGTCCGAATTCCGCGCGGGCGCGATCGCCGGGAGCGAGGCCTTGGACGTAACGCGCGTAGTTGGCAGCCCGCAGCTCCGCCGCTTCCGGCGTGCGCAGGTCCTGCAGTAGGCGATCGCGGCCCTGCTGGTACATGGCGTATTGGCGCGCGCCCTCACCGGGCGCCATGCCTTCGCCGGTGTAGCCGCGATTGAAGATTTCGCGGATCCGGTCCTGGTCGGCGTTCCGCTGATCTTGCAGCTCGACGATCCGGCCGACCCTGGGATCGCCGAGCGAGCCGAGCGCGCCCGCGGCCTGGCGCTGACGTTCCCCGAGCTCGACCGGCGACAGCGCGGTCTGCAGCTGCTCCGGCGTCATGCGCTGGTAGTTGCCGCCCAGGTTCTGCCATTCGCGGCGGACGAAGCTGAGCGTGGCCTGGATGCGCCCGACTTCGTCGATGTCGCGCTGGAACCGCGCGCTGATCTCGCCTTCGTTGCTGAAATAGCCGCCGGAGGAGAAGTTGCGGACGAGGCGGGCGGCGTCGCTCCCTTCCCAGAGCTGGCGGGCGGTTTCACCGTAGCGCTCGTTGGGTCGGCGCTGCGCCTCCGGACGATTGGCGATCTCACGGTACTGGCGCAGCAGCTCGTTGTTGGCGACGAAGGGGTTGGTGAAGAAATCGGCGATGCCGGTGCGGCCGAGGAAGCCGCCGGAGCGGGTGAACCGCGACTGCCGGTCGGCCAGCTCATCGGTGAGCTGGCGGTGCTCCAGCGTCATCCGCTGGACGTTGACCTGCTGCTGGTCGATGTCCGCGCGGTATCCGGCGCGGCGGTTCTGATCCTGCTGGACCCAGTACGGGATGTAGGGCTGGCGAACGAGCTGCTGGGTGTCCTGGGACGTCCACCCGGGGCCCATGACCCGCTGCGCCATCTGGTTTTGCAGCGTCGGATCCTGGATCTGACGCAGCGTCTCCTGCATGCGCTGCAGGACGATGTTCGGCTGGTTGGGCGAGATGCCGGAAATGCTGACGCCAAGCTGGCCCAGCACGACGTTGGCCTGCAGCCCGGCGGCGTTCTGGCCCTTCAGGGCCTCGGTGATCTTGTTGAGGCTGGTCGCCAGGTCCTGCGAGGTGATGTTGAGCTGGCGGGCCTTGGAGACGAAGCGGTCGATGCCCTCGACGGAGGTGTTGAGCTGGGCGGCGACGGCCTGCGCCTCGTTCAGCATGCGCGCGTAGCCGCTGAACAGGTTGCCGCCGGAGGCCGAGGTGACCGCGGTGCGGAGCTGGTTCAGCTGCGAGACCAGGCCGGCCAGCGTGCCGCCGTAGTTGCGGGTCTGGTCAGCCAGCCGCGACATCTCCGCGGCCTGCTGGGCGTAGACCGTGGTGAGCTGGGCGTTGGCCTGCTGCAGCTGGGTCGAGGTGGCGACCGCGGCCTGCGCCTGGGTGACCAGGCTCTGGAGGACGGAAACCGCGCGTTGGGCGCTGGAGCTGTCGATGTCAAACGACAGCGGTGCGCGATCGCTCATCGAGCTATCCCCCGGAGTGAGCTACCTGCTCGGCGTGCTCATCCTCGATTTCTTCGAAAGGGTTTCCTTTCTCCTGGCAAACGCTAAGCCACACGCGGTCTAGCCTCAACAGGATGTCGATTTCCCATGGCTCGAACTCAACCTGTTGTAGGCGCGCCCAGGCATCGATCTCGATCCAGGTGAGTGCCGCGATCTCCTTGCGCCCACGCGAGACCAGGTTGAACCACTCGTAGACGTAGAACAGCTGCCGCGGCATGGGCGGCGCCATCAGCTCGATCTTGTGGGCCTTGCCGGTGAACTTCCGGAACTTGGCCAGCGCGTCGGCGACTACTCCGCTGCCAGCGGGGCCGGGGAGAGGCTTATGGAGCCGGAACTGATAGCGAGCGTATCGCTCAAGGCTGCGGGTGGCGCCGGCAAAAAATTTCCGTTGTTCAGCATGAACTGGATGGCCTGGTAGCGCAGGTGGTGGAAGCGGTCATCGGTCCAGAGCTTGCGCGCGTTGGCCTCGGAGTAGGGCAGCGGCTCGTCGGGCGCCAGTTCGTCGAAGTTCCAGCCGGCGGTGCAGGCGGTCAGCAGTTCGGTGTCGGTCTCATAGATATGCTCGGGGCTGCGCACGTCGTCGTCGGTCATGCGCATCTCGGCGCGCTTGCGGTTCATCGCGAGCACGGTGTCGCGGAACGCCCGACTGGTCTGGCCGCGGATGGTGATCGAGGCCGGCGTTTCGTCGGCGTTGCGCATGAGCTCGTAGGTGGCGGGATGGCGGATGAACATCTCGGCGCCGTCGTTGGCGCGCACCGGCATGACGCTGACCAGGGAGAACTTGGCGTGACCGTTGACGGCCATGGCTAGTCCTCCTCCCCGTCGTAGGGATCGTCGCTGTCGGCATCGATGATGTCGACCTCCTCGCCGCCGTCGCCTTCGCCGCCGCCCTCTTCATCGCCGGCTTCGGCCACGGCTCCCGGCTCCTCGTAGCCCGGCTCACCCGGTTCCGCCACCAGCTCATACTGACCGATGGCCGGGAACCCGGGCAGCGGGTCGTCGCCCGTGCCGCTCATGGTTTCCCCTCCGTCTGGAAGAGCGCGACTGAACCACGGCCCTGTGCCGGCCTCAAGGCCTGCGTGGCTGCTCCCCGAGCAGCTCTTTGATGTGGTCGGGATGGAAGAACACCGAGCGGCCGATCCTGATGGGCCGCAGCGTGCCGGCGGCCATCCAGTAGCGCATGCACCGTTCGGTCCGCCCGAAGATCCGCATGACGTCGTTCATCGACAGCAGGCGGAGTTCATGGATTTCCGTGGTTTTCCTTTTCATCGGTTCCGCTTAGCACTGTGCGCCCAAACGGAAAACCCCCACCGCCTGTGAGGGCGATGGGGGGTGGTTTTCAAACGAATTGGCGGCGACGCTTAAAGACGTCGACGACCAGGCTGCCTAGCTTGATTATGACAGTGTCGTTTTCATGGGAATTTGCTAGTGCAGCGGCATATTGCATGGTGTCATCGTCAATGCTGCCTGACGAGGCATCATGCTCGTTGAGGCAGTAATCGGGATTGGCTTGGCGCAAGGCGCGGATGTTCTTCCGTTCTTGCAGACCAGCCCGTGCAGCGCATTGATGGAAGCTGGTTTTGTAGGTAACTCGGTTCTTAGACACCTATCTTCCCTCCTTCAATCTGACGCCCGAGCCTTGATAAGGATCGTTGGGCATCCGTGTGGATCGACGGCCGGTGTAAACTTCGCCGGTATTGAGATCTACGGTGTGGTAGCAGTAGTGATATTTGCCACCGACACCCTTGAAGGGGGTTGCTTCCGTGAATGAGCCGCACGCCGTGTGAACGGTTCTTCGCCCATTCTCATCGACGGTTTCGTACGGTTTCATGTGGTTTTCCGTTTCGAACCCCGAAGTGGGGATTTGATCACCCCAGCGCACGATGCGCCGGAAACGGAAAAGCCCTGCCGCTGTTTGAGAGCGACAGGGCTTCTGTTGACGATTGCCACAGCTGTTCCTAGCAGCACACTGGCGAGGTGTGCTGGACCAATTCCGGGCGAATTTGAGAAAGTCTCCCCGGCATCAAGGGTTCCGCTTGCGCGGCACCCCTCCGTCCCAGTGTGTAGGTTCCCTCACCAGCCGAGGGTCAGCTCGGCGATTAGCCCGAGGGCACACATAGACTTAAGGTGTGACGGGTCGGCTGCGGTAAATCGCAACGCCACAAATATGGTTATTAGTTACAATTATTACAAGTTTTCCATTTGAAATCAGCCGCTTGGCGCCCTCTCGCGGTGTCGACGCAGGTGGTAGACCATCTCCTCGAGCTTGGTCTTGGCGAACGCCAGGTCGTTGGACTTCCCCGTCTGGGCATTGCAGAAGGCCAGCGCCTCCTTCTTGAACGCATCGATGTCGTCGCGCTCGCCAAACTGGCGGATCGAGCCGCGTCCGGTGCTGGTGCTCATGGTTTCCCTCCGGGCGTGAGCGTGACCAGACAACGATC